CGAGTGGGGACAACATTCAGGAACTGGTAAAACTGACGGAGGTGACGGAGCGGCTGTGGGGGATGATGCAAGGGTTATTGGGTTTTGGGAACATGGGGAAGAAGGACGGGAAGCCGGTGGGGGCGGAGAAGGTGGCGCAGGTCCAGGTGAATATTCTGGCGGCAGTAGTCGAGCAGGCGGACTTGATTAAGGCCCGGGGGCTTAAGGAGCACTTGACGGTGGCCGTGGCGGATCAGGAGAAAGGCGGCTAACGCCATGTTTAATCTGGTCATGATGGTAGCGGGATTAATGCTGATGGCAGGAGCGGCGGTCGCGGCTTTGATCAGCCTGTGGGACTGTAATAGGTCCAGAGGAGGGCTGAGTCCGGGGCAAATAAAAAGGATAAATAAAAGACTTGACTTGGGCAAGAAGATAGAGTAGGGTACGTTTCAGATGAGTGCGGATGGGACCGCAAAACGGAACAGAGAAATGAATTATTCATCAAAAACAACGGGCGGCGTCAGGCCATCAAAGGGTTCCAATGTCCCATCCCGGGACGCTGTTCTACCTTCGGTCCCACCTGGCGCCGCTTACTTTTTGACAGGCGGTGAACAATGAATCAACCGTACATCCACTTCTTTCCGAGAGACTGGCTGGCGGAATTTAAGTTGCGGATGCTGGCGCCGGCCGACAGAGGCGTTTGGATCGACCTTTTATGCCTGATGTCGATGGCTGAACCATACGGGCATCTATCAAACAATGGGCATCCGATCACCGACGAGGAAGTCTGCCGGATATTGAGTATGGATATACCTACCTATAAAGGGGTGCTTAAAAGGCTGATTGATTCAGGGGTATGCAGCGTAAACGGTGACGGAGTGGTGTATTCACGGCGTCTGGTGAGGGATTACGAGAAGCGGATGGCGGCATCAGAGTACGGTCGGCGAGGGGGCGGGAACCCAGCACTCAGAGGAAGAAAGAAGAAGAAATCCATATCCAATACCAATACCATCTCCATTACCAGAGAAACTATAAAGGGAGGGTTTATAGATACCTATAAAGGTAAAACGATGTCAGAAACTGAGAAAAAGAGGGTGAAAGTCGAACGCAACACCCCCATTATGGAGCGCATCGGACTATGGTTTGAACGAAAGCCGGCAACGCTGTGGTCGGTATATGAATTTGAGGCGCTTACCGCCCTGGGCCAGATATCAGACGAGGACATGGCACCACTGGAAAACTACTACGTCAATTTTGTGGTGGAAAAAGACAACGACCGCAGACGACGAGACGTTGCGACACTTCTGAATAATTGGCAATCCGAACTTGACCGGGCAAGAGGATGGGTAAAAAAACGGCAAAACGGGATTAAGCCATTCGTTTTTGAAGGCGACAGACTAAAACTCGAACAAAAGGAAACCGAAAATGCAGACAAAATCGTGGAGTGAGTTATTCGCGGCCTATTTTTACACGCTATCAGCCAATGAGATCAACCTCTGGAACGAAGAATTAGCCGACAGGATGTCACGATTAGAAGCCGACGAGGTGGCTAAGGCGGTGAAAACCATGGCCGAGCGCCAGCGCAAAGGCGACCTGAAGACCCACCGGCCGACACTGAACACCCTGATCTCACAGATCATCAAGAGCCGGTACGACGCCAGGCAGGGCGAGATCGCTCCCGGCGGCGAATGCTCGCTATGCGGCAACACTGGCTGGATGCCGTATACATCGTGGATTGACGACAAGACCGGGACCAGGACGATGGGAACCAAGGGCGCACCCCACCCCGGCCAGGCAGAATACGACGAGACCGTGCCCTGCCTGTGCTCGCGCGGCGAGAAGGCGCTTATCAAGAATTATAAACCCCAACAGCACGCCGAAATGCGGCAATGGGCCGAGGAAGTCAGGCAATGGAAACAGAGTCGGCTGGAACCAGCGATTGCGGAACCTGCCGGCGACGGACCGGATGGAGAGGAATTGCCGTTTTAATTACCATGAAACCGATTGTCTTCATCATCCGGCCGGACAAGAAGGGGAAGTGGCGAAAGAAGGGCGGATATTTCACGGTGCTGGTGATGCGGGACGCCAAGGCGGTACGGAAGTTGTATGGGAAGGGAGCCGGGGATGGCGATGAGGGTGTTGAAGCGTTTGTGAGGGCGAATAAGCGCGGCCCGCATTTGGGTACCATCGTGTTTGCGAAACATCTGGGTGTCGGAATAATGACCCATGAGGCCACGCATGCGGCTCTCTTTTTTGTTTCATGGCAAAAGAGTGGCCAGACGTATGGAAAAAAGAACCGCTTTTTTTCATCAGCCGAGCAGGTTTGCCAGGCAGTCGGCAACATTTCAACAGAGATAACCAAGGGATTATACAAGAAAGGGGTGTGGAAATGAAAGGAGGAACCAATGCTCGATATTGAGAAAGCCATACAGGACGCCGTTAAAGAAGAAGTGGCAAATGCGGTTTTACACGCTGTGAGCATAGCAAAGAAAACAATTGACGCCCAAGTTCCATATATCATTGCTGATTTGGCGGGTGGAATTGTGAAACACATTGTTGCAGAAAATAGAGGCGCAGAACTTCTCCTTCACTTCAAATTGGAAAAAGAATGATCACAGCACACGGCATCGAATTTCCCGACGGCACGTCGCCGACCACGATGGCGCTTGCGGCCTACAGCACCAACATCATCATGAACGGCGACACCGAGGCGCGCGCATTGCTGATGATCGAGGCCATGAAAATGCTATGGCCGGAAAAAATCTATGCCGTGAACTCCTGGACGGAGCGCCGCGTCCGGACATTCTGCAAAGAGGTGTTTTTCACGATTTGGGGTCCCAGTAGCGCCGGCAAGTCCACGGACATGGCGGCGATCGTACTGACGCATTGGCTGGCGGCGCCGCACATGACGACCTGCACGGTATGCAGCACCACGCGGCCGGCGCTGGTGCAACGCATCTTCGGGGAAGTCGTGAGACTTTACCTTGCGCTGGACGACCTGCCGGGCGAATACAAGAAGACGCAAACCGCGATCCTGCTGGGCAGTGAGAACACCAAGAATGGGATTTTCGGCGTTGCCGTGTTGCTGGGTACGATCAAGGACGCCATGGGAAACATGATCGGCAAACACAACCGGCGCAATGTGCTTGTCGTGGACGAGATGCAGGCCACCCGGGAAGCCGCGGTTGAGGCCGTGAGCAACCTGCAAGGCGGCGAGGACTTCCACTTCATCGGCATCGGCAACCCGGAAAGCCGGCTGGATCCGCTGGGCAGGTACAGCGAACCCGTTGGCGGCTGGGACAGCATAGACCCGGGCATGGAAGAATGGACGACTAAGTGGGGTAAATGCATCTTCTTCGACGGCCGGAAGTCGCCGGCCATCGTTGACCCCGACGGCGAGCAGAAATACCCGTATCTGCTTAAACAGTCCGACATCGACCAACGCATTGCGTGGTACGGCGAGAATAGCCCACGGTTCTGGAGCCAGACCATAGGATTTATACCGCCCGAAGGATTGCTGCGCACGATCTTCTCCGAGTCGTTCTTCATCAAACACGGCATGATCGACAGGGTGACATGGGGCGACAACTGGGAAATGGTTGCCGGTTTTGATCCCGCCTTCGCCGCTGGCGGGAACCGCGCGATCCTTACATTTGCCAAGGTGGGCCGCGATGACGCCGGGATCTGGAAGATCGAGTTCCAGGAATCGGTGAACATCCTGATGGAAATGTCGCCTACCGAACCCATGTCGTACTCCACCGCGCGCAAGATCAAGGAGCAGTGCGACAGCCACGGCGTTACGCCAGGTAACTTCGCCATCGACACGTCGTCCACACAAGCGGCGCTGGCCGACATCATCGAAAGCGAGTGGGGCTCGGGAATCATGCGCGTTTCGTTTGGCGGCCGGCCATCCGACCTGTCGGTAAGCACCGAGGAAAACGTGCCGGCCAGCGAACGCTATGCCAATCGGGTAACGGAGTTGTGGTATCAAATATATCAGTACGGCCGGCACGGCCATATCGGCGGCGTGAGCATCGAGGCGATAAAAGAATTCTGCTCAAGACTTCTGCTCGAGAAGTTGCACCCCATCAGCGTCGAACCCAAGTCGTCCATGTACGCACGCAGCGGCAAGTCGCCGGACATCGCGGACAGCTATGTCATCATCGGTGCGCTCGTGCGCGATCGCATGGGCATCGTCCCGGGAACCGGCAGGGGCAACGCGGCGGCAAGTGGTTCAGCCTCAACCGAGCAGACGGAGTGCATTGACGATCCGGCAAAGACATACGGGTCCAACGTGGAGGATGCGTACGCCGAGGAAAATAAGGCTTGACATGATCAACTGTTTATGGTAATGAGGAAAACAAATGGGAAATAACGGCAAAATTCCGCATCTTCGTTACCGCACCATGAATCCGCCAGGTGGCCTCGTCTATCGGGACTTGGACACAAACGTCTGGATTCAAAGCCTTGTCAATATCGACGACCTGATCCTGAAATGCATCGCGCACCGCAGAGCCAACGAACTCCCCATCGCCGACAACTTCGCCCAGTTCATTGAGAGCAGTATTTGTTATTCCATAGACCCCGCGCTCGTCCTCGATATGCCCGACGACCGCAAGGTCAGCGACCAGATGCTGACGCTCTTCGCCGTCAACCGGAACACGAATGCCTACCTGTTACACTGGCGTCTCAAGGCCGGGATGCAGATGGTGAACCAGGACGAGGCCAACGCGCGCGCTGAAACCTGCGTGAGTTGTAAATACAACCAGAAACACATCTGTTTATCGTGCCAAGGCACAGATAAATGGATCAACAGTTGGACTGGCCGCTCGACCAACTACGATCAGATGCTTGGCGTCTGCGCCAGTTCCGGCGTGGTCCTCTATGCTGTAATTCACGCCAAAAATCATAGACCGAACGGAGATTTTCCTGATTACTGTTGGGAGAAAAACGATCTGTGTCACGCGGCTATTGGTAAAATAACATGAAACCGTTTTCCGAAGAACAGCGGCATGCCTTGTCATCGTAAGATGAATAAGTTAAGGAAATAAATTATGGACATCCCCGCACCAGACCCCAACGCCGTTCTGCAAACCATTTCTATGTCCGGCAAGGCGCCGAAGTCGCGCCTGAAAGATGCCGCCGCAGCCTATGCGCTTTTCCACGACATCAAGCAATCTGATGCCACCGCCGCGCAGTTCCGCACGCGCATA